ACAGTCAATATTTGTGGCTACATGCTTGCCCGTGCCGAGCTTTTGGAAATTACCAAGTCCGAGACGGAGGACCTAAATGGAGACAAGATGAGTTTTGAGCGGCGTATCAAGCGGTTTCGCGAGTGTTACAAGACGATCGTGAACAAGTTTATTGAGAATGATGCTGAATACAAGATGTTCAATCAGCCCCTGGTTGAGAACCCTGATGTAGACTTTGATATCGGTGAGGCGACCAGTCCGTACCAGAATTTGCTCATTTATCTGCTCAAGCAGGCATACAAGAATGGGTACAGACGGTACCGTGACCAGTGCTGTAAGGAGATTCGCAATACGCGAGCCTGGAAGCCCATCAAGGAGATCAAGGACTTTGTATATGACGAAACCCAGAAGGAGGACAATGCCGAGATGTGGATGAATTTGACGAATAGAGGCGGTATGGCCAATGACGTTATTCGACACTTGTCCAACTGTAAGGATATTCAGTTTTCGGAGATTAAGAAGGACCGCCACGTATGGTCCTTTGAGAATGGTCTGCTTGATGCTCGACCCATCGATGAGAACAGGAACCCCGAGACGGGTGCGCGTCAGTTTACATTCTACGAGTACACGTCCAAGGAGTTTCACGAGCTGGACCCCGAACTCGTGTCGTGCAAGTACTTTGATTTACCCTTTGACCCACACCACGAGATTGATGACTGGTACCATATCGCGACACCAAACTTCCAGAAGGTTCTGGATTACCAGAAGTTTGACGAGTCCGTGTGTCGGTGGCTCTACGTCTTCATGGGTCGTTTGTGTTATGACGTCAACGAGCTGGACGGGTGGCAAATCATCCCTTTTCTCAAAGGTATTGCACAGTCAGGGAAGTCGACCCTGATTACCAAAGTTGCCCGCAAGTTTTACGAGTGTGAGGACGTGGCGACCCTGTCAAACAATATCGAGAAGAAGTTTGGACTTCAAAGCATCTACAAGGGGTTCATGTTCATTAGCCCCGAGATTAAGGGTGACTTGCAGCTCGAGCAGGCGGAGTTTCAGTCGCTCGTGTCTGGTGAGGATGTCTCTGTCGCACGCAAATGCGAAACGGCCGTGAGTGTACAGTGGAAGACGCCTGGTATCCTGGGCGGGAACGAGGTGCCCAACTGGAAGGACAATTCTGGGTCTATTTTGCGTCGTTTGGCGACGGTGAACTTTGGGCGTCAAATTGCACCAGAGGTGGCTGACCCGCACTTGGATGATAAGCTTGAGCTCGAGCTCCCTGCAATTCTATGCAAATGCCTTCGAGCCTACCTGGACTATGCGCACAAGTATGCAGACAAGGACATCTGGAACGTGCTCCCAGCCTATTTCAAGCAAGTCCAGAAACAGATTGCGACCGTCACAAACTCACTCCAGCACTTGTTGTGTTCCGAGAAGGTTCGGTTCGGAAAGGATCTGTGCGTGCCCCAGCGCCTATTCGTGGAGCGGTTCAATCAGCACTGCAAAGAGAATATGCTTGGAACATTCAAGTTCAACCAGGACTTTTACGCAGGGCCATTCAGTTCGCGGGAGATAGAGGTCAGAACCGAGTCGCGAATTTGGAATGGGAACTCGTACGCGTCTCAGCCATTCATCTTCGGACTCGACTTTGTGGAAAATTAAAATGTACCTAAACATCAGATATGAGCATCAACGCTGCCGCCGCCAGAAAGATCCAAGAGGCTTTCCGGCGGAAGCTTATTTTTACAAACAACCAAGGGATATACAAGGTGTCCAAGCCCGTCATAACGGCCCAGATTGTCTCTTTCAAGTTGCCGACCAACTGGCGCGCTGTGTTCGAGTCCGAGCCCAAGGGGTTCACGGAGATTACGGGATACAAGTCGGCTGGGAAGGCCCCCGTCATACGGTGGACCCAAGGGCGGTGGGTCGGTGACGAGTCTGGCGTGACGAAACTCGTCGCCAAGTATCGCGCCGTCACCATCGTCGTGTCCGATAAAGGCTTTGACGTGCTCGGTGCGGGAAACTATGAGCAGGCTCTCTTGGCTATCGTCAAGAGCGGGTGGGCCCCGAAACTCCTGCTGAAGGCACCACCAACCTACAAAAAGATTGACGGTATGTTCAACATCAACAAACGCTTTGATCTCGATGGACTTGCGACCGAGCTTCGGAAACTCCCCGAGTCCATGCGTGAGACTGTTCGGCCCGCCTTGGAGTTTGGCGTCAAGGCGGTTCTCTTGAAACTCAAGAAACCTAAATGGTTCTACCAGTTCTTTGAGAATGGAACAGTCCTCTTTTCGGGGATAAAGGATCCGAAGGACCTTGACTTGCCCCGTGAGCTCTTTTTTCAGATTCTGAGCCCAACGTATGGCGTTGCACCCGCCTTTGTCATGCAGCCAGGTCGGGGTATGCTCGTAAAGCCACGAAAGAACGCGGGAGCGGCTGCGCGCGCCCGAGCCGCCAACAGGTACCCTTTGGTTGCCTCATGGACCACGACTCCCCCTGCTGGCTTTTACGTACGGCCAGGTCAAAACAACAAGCCCCGTTTGTACATGTGGGCCAAGATGGAGCGCCGCATAGGACTTCCGCACCCCGTCCAGGTGGGTCAGCTCAAACTCACGGCCAAGAACGCTGCGACGGTCGCTCGGCGCTTCAGGGAGGTGGGCGTCGAGCCCCCACCTGTCACGAAACAGGTGTTTCGGGACCTCGGTATTCCCTTGCCGACCCATAATCTGGAAAAACGCGCGGCAAATCGGGCAGAGCGCACAGAATGGAACTTCGTTGACCCCTCTGGGAAAAGATACGTCCGCCCTGGGCCTGGCCACCAGCCCCGGGTCTATGACGTTCCAAAGGACAAAAAGTCTGGTGCCAAAACTGTTATAAAGGCTTATGCGGCTGCACGACGCAACATTCCACCCGCGGTTCGCTCCCTGTTCGGTATCGGTGTCAATGTTAAAACGGTGAATAACTCGGCACCGAAACACAGAATCGAGATGGGCTTGAACAAGATTTTACGCATCAACGGAAAACAAGCAACTCGGATCCCTGCCCCTGAACTCTTGGCCATTGCACGCAACATGGGTATCGCCCAAGTCAACACAAAGACTTCAAAGGCGAACCTGATAGGGTACATAAAGACCCGAACGGGTACGTCGAACCGGCCAAACCGGTCTGCAGACGTGCTTATCGATGGAATGTACTACAAATTTTTGAATAACGGGAGGGTTCGCCGAGTCACAGAGGAGGGCATGGCGACCGAGCGCGAGTGGGCAACGCTTGGGGCAGATATCCGTCAGAAGATTGCTCAAAAGCTTTTGACTCCTCATTTGTTCAAGGAATACAACTCTATGAACCTGGGTGACAGATTCAACACGCTCCGAGCCGTGCTCCATGGGAAGAAGGCTAACGTGGAAAAGGCGGCTGCCAATAAAGCGGCGGCGAACCGGGCGGAGGTTGCTCGAGCAACCTCCGCCGCCAAGGCGGCTGCAAACAAGGCGGCGCGTAACGAGGCTGAAGAGGAGGCCTTTGCTCGTCAGCTCGAGTTTAACCTCCGTCTGACCCAGAACCTCGGGAACGCGTATAACAAGGATAACACGAGAAAACTCATCCGAGCCCTGAACGGTTTGCCCAAGGGTGCAAAGGGTCAGCCACTCAAAAAGGATGTGGAGGCTCTTTACAAACGTTTCGTCAAGAATGCATACATGCTCAGGGGGCGAGGGGAACTCAAGAAACCACGGAAGGAACGCGCCGAGCCGAACCGCCGCGTCAACTATGTGTATACCATCCCGCGGAACGCGACCAACCTGTCCAACACGCTGGAGAGCCTTGGAATCAATACACGAAAGAACTGGACCTGGAATGAGATTCGTGCGGCCCTCAAGGGCAAAGTAAAGCCCGCACAAATGAAGAAACTTCAGGAACTGTGGAAGAGGAATGTTTTGAATAAGGTGAAATATGGGGCGGTTGGGCCCGTGAAGAGGAAGGTCGTGAAGAAACCAGTCGCGTAAGCGACTGTGAGCCCGGGGATCACGAGTCCTGCGGACTCGGTCTCAAAGACACTTCATCAAGTCAAACACCTTGTACAAAAGGTTGAAGAGCTCAATTTTGTTTTGAATTTGAGAAGGGTCAATAATCTCCAACTCGATCTGATACGTCTTATCGTCATCTGAATCCTTATCATCTGGGTTCCCCGTGATGATGGTCATGTCGATACTCAAGTTCTTCCGAACAAACGACCAACGTTCCTTGGTCTTTTGCTCGGTACTCGTCTCCTCGCCGTCATACTCGAAGGGCATCTCCGTGCTAATACCCAGACGCACGTCCAGAGGCTCATTCGGCAATTGAAAGTCGTCAACCGCCACGCGGGTCTTGATTTCGCCAATCTGCTCCTCCGTCTGCTCATTCACAGACAGGCGCTTTCCCCCCTCAAAATAGTACACAGTTACCTCCGAGTGGTCCGTAGTCTCCCAGCCTTCGTACTTGGTCAAAGCCTGTAGAACCTTCTGGAAGGTCGGTTGACCCACGTTGGTATCAAACTTGGTTCCAGACCGTCTGCCGAACCGAATCTCAATTTCGGTATTCTCAGTGTGCTTGTGCGTCTCAATCATCTGGGCCCACTTTTCAAAGAGGGACTTGGCAGCTGGGTTCGCATTGTCGTGAATCGCGAAACTCATTTTGTCTTAGAGATACAGCGCTCTGTCCTTTTAAGACAAGATGGGGTGGATCTACCTCATCAAGAACAAAGTCAATGGCAAGTGTTATGTAGGGCAGACGATAAAGGACCGTGCTATACTACGATGGCACGAGCATCGTAGAAACCCGCAGGGATGCTTGAAAAGTGCTTTTGAAAGACACGGATTTGAAAACTTCGAGTTTTCAACGATATGTGAAATACCAGAAGGTGATGGCTGGAGAGAGGCTTTAGATACTCGTGAAATACTCGAAATTAAGGAGAGAAATACGTTAACACCTAATGGTTATAACATAGAAGATGGGGGAAATAAGAAAAAGATAATCAAACTAGAAACGAAACAAAAGCTTAGTCAATCACTCAAAGGGAGAAAACGTTCAGATGAAATGCGTAAAATGGTAGGAGACGCGCATTTTAAAAAAGTAGAACAATGGTCGAAAGACGGGAAGACTTTAATAGAAGTACATAATTCAATAAAAGGAGCTGGAGAGAAATTGAATATAGCGGCACCAAGTATAAGTATGTGTGCCAAAAACAAGCGACAAACTGCGGGAGGCTTTTGTTGGAAATTACATAGAGAGCAGACTTCTGTATAAGGTAAGATCATGAGAGGATTGTGGAACCTCGGTAACTCTTGTTACTTTAACTGTGCCGTTCAGTGTTTGGCCCACGTGCCTCCACTCAC